TGTCTGTATTTAGGTCTAAGTTGTTTCTCTTGCCTGTTTTTAATGTGATTAGCCCATTGCTTACGTTCTGATTCGCCGGTGTTGCCTAACCCACTTGCACCTTCACCGAACAAAAGAGTGTGAGGCAAATCGGTTTCCATTAAAAGGCGTTGTGCCATTTTATTTAACAAGTCCGACAACCCAGCAACGCTGGTGCTTGTCCTGCTGTATTTCTCGCCTGATTTCAACACAACAGCATTAACAACTGAATTAACTTTAGCGATAAGCTCCAATCGTTTAACAACAAGTTCCTCTCGGCCTTGGGCTATGAGATCATCAAGTCCTTCTATTTCAATTACTGCTTGTGCAAAGTCTGATAACAAAGCAGCAGCACCATCATATCCAGTATGAAAATTGGCTAGAGGTTTTCTTAACCTAGAATAGAGAGTATCGCCCCAATAACTATTACTTTTCATTGTGTTAAAAGGTAATTTAACACCATCAAACCTTATAAAGCGTGTATGATGAAATTTATAAGTATTTTCTTTTTTATTTGTTGGATTATTTTGCAAAGAATAAAATTCAGGTTTTCTAAACGCAGGATCGGCAGGGTCTGTTATAATGTCAGTTGATAAAACGTTTAATGAATACCTATCAACTGAAACAAGGTATTCTATTTCGCCAATTTTCTTAGTTAAATCCAATGGCTCTATTGGGTCATCACCTTTAATGCCAATTATAACGCCACCGCCACCGTACATATCACCCCATAGACAACTTTCTGCCATCAATGTGTCAACGTCCCATTTTTCAAGCTCTTGTTGCGCATATTCCGCTAAATTTTCATCACCTTCAATTATTTTAATTTCAAATCCTTCTCTAAACATTTCTTCAATAGGTTTATCTAAAATTCTTGCGCCAACACCATCCGCTTGGTAAATATCCTCACATTCTCGTTGCTTGAGCAAGCGTTGTACTGGTGCGGCTTGCATTGTTTTGTCATAACCTGTGCCTATGTTAGTCATAACATTCTGCCAGCCGTCCATTTTCTTCATAGATTTCTTGTAGTTTGATAACGCTCTCTTATAATCCATAATTGTTTTTTTCTTAGTCATATATTGCCTCCTACCATTTCAGGAAATTCTCAAGGTTTGCTATACCGCCTGTCGTGTTCATGTAATTTATACTCTGAGACATTGTGTCCACCATATCATCAAATTCACCATTCGGAAAGTTAGCACACTCATCAATAAAATCACCAGCCCAAGATAAAACATCAGGATGCGGAATTATTATATTACCTGAATCTTGTATCGCTGATATTGCTTCCGCTCTTGCATACTTACTGCCTTTTGGTTCAATAGGTTCAATACCTGATACACTATTTTTTAATGCACTGATAATCGCTGGCCCATTGGCTTTATCTTCTATCAGTATTTTAGTGGCTTTAGGCCATCTATTAGTCATTGTGATAACAGCTTTTAATGTTTCCACAAAATCACATTGTTTGCGCCATTGATCTAACAAATAATAGTCAGCTTTTATTTTACCCCAAATTTGACCACAAACATAGGAGTTTTTCTTGCCTTCTTTAAAATTCATATCCCAAGATTGAATTAACTTGTCAAAATGTCTAGGCCGCTCACGCCAATAGCCCCATCTATCACGTTTAAACAGATTACCTTCTTCTTCTGATGGTCGACCCATATAAAGAGCATTCCAAAAATAAGGGCCGAGAGTTTTTTTAATTACTTCTAATCGCTTTCTTGAAAACATTTCAGGCCATAGAGCATCATAATTATCAGACCAAGCTGGAAATTCTAATAATACCCAATTTTCGTGAGCTAAATCTTTAAGAGCAAAACCAATAAGATCGTCCACATTCCATCGAGTGCCCATTAAAATAACAGCACCATTTTTTTGCAATCGTGTTGAAACAGTTGATTTAAACCAATCTTGAGTGTCTTTTCTTATTAACTCACTTGCGGCTTCTCTATGATCTTTAAAAATATCATCACACAAAAAAACGTGGGCTCCTTTTCCATTTACAGCACCGCCTCTACCAACAGCATAGTATTTACCATTTCTGCCAACGGCAAATTCCTTCTTGGATTTAGAGTCACCTGCTAATTTACATTTAGGAAATATTTTGGTGAACATCGGATCTGCGATTTGATTTTTAACCTTACGTCCGAAACCGCTGGCAAGTCCCTGTTCATAGGTTGAATATATAACAAAATTGTTTGGATTGCGTCCAAGATACCAAGCAGGAAAGAACTCGCCTACGTTATAAGTCTTGGAATGACGAGGCGGCATCACAACAATCAATCTCTTAATTAATCCGGCTTCAACTGCTTCAAGGTGTGCGCAAAGAGTTATAACATGTGGTGGAGATAAATAGTCAGGCTCCATGTAGCTCGCATAACTTGCAAGATTTTTATATGCTAGTGCTTCTAGGCTCATTTAACGCCACATTGGAGGAATGAAAACACCCTGACAGGTACACTTATCTTCAAACCAGTTGTAATCAGCGTTTTTAAAGTTCTTACAAGCTAACTCACATAACAACCAACCGCCAGCCCATCCTTGTGATTTAGACTCAGGCTGTTTAACAGGATTAGAACCTTCATTTACTACAACATCACAAACTAGAAAATAATCATTAAAGAACTTTTCCCAATGACAAGGATTGTGGTTTATCTCGCTCATTTATCCCCCTTCTTATCCAACGCCGCCATTAACTTCAACTTTTCCTTTTGCGCCTTCAATGTGGCTTTGGCTATTTTGGTTGATTGCTCGTCTGTTATCTCGCCTAAGTTTTGACCCTCTGCGCCTGTTAATTCGTTCCTGACGCTGAACTCGTCTTTTGCCCTACGTTCGAGATACCACTTGGCTGTTTCCTTCTCGCTTAAATCATTGTAGATTGTCTGCATAGCAATAAGTTTAGGTTCTTCTTTAATTCCTTCAAAAAACTTAGAAAAATGAGGATGAATTTCAAGAAAATAAGATAACTGTTGAAGCGTAATACCCGCATGACAACACGACATAGTATCATTACAGCCCATTTTTTTAGCGGTTATAAATTGACTGATTTTTACTTCACTCAGCCACCAAGCATTAGCTGTTTTTCTCACTTCATAGACACCGTATTTTTTGTCTTTAATCTCATAAGCTACTTCATTAAGTATATGATGATGTGTTTCATCTTTAGTTTTTTTAGCCTCAGTAGTCTTTTTAGGTTTCTTGACTGCTGGCTTTCTCTTTTTGGTTGTTTTCTTTTTCATGATTTATCCTTTTTTTCTTGCCTTTTCTTAATAATATATGGAGAAGGCCGATTATTAAAATAATCTTCATAATATTGACATAAATCATCAAATAAATTATTTGCATGTTTACGACCAGTCAATTTTAGTCTTTCCACATCTCTCCTACCTAATTTCATCAAGTCAAAAACAGTTTTAATATTATAAACTTCTATTAATTTTTTGAATAAATCAATAGAACGTTTTGGATATACAAACAAATAATGTTTCACAAAATATTCTATTGCAATTTTTTCTCTTTGTTTATCCTCATAAAACTTTTTGGTTGTTTTCTTCTTGATTGCTTTCTTTTTCATAATCTACTCCATGTTTATAATATTCAGGACCTTCTTGATCTCCTACATAATGCCATTTATGTTCTTCACAATTTGGATTGCTACAAAAATTCTTATAATCAGCAATTGGCAAACCACCTCTTTCAAAAACTAGGCATCCACACTTATTACAAAGACCATCAAACCAAGCAGACCCTCCGCTAAATTTTCTACATGTTTCAAAAAGCACTTTTATAGTAATTTTTTCAGTCATAACTTCACCGCCCTTTCATTTGTAAAATTTTCCCATCTCTGAAGAATTACTTGGCAGTAATAAGGATCAATTTCCATGCCATAGCATTTTCGACCTGTCTTTTCACAAGCTATAAGTGTTGAACCTGAGCCTAGGAAACAATCAAACACAATCATTTCCTTTCTAGTGCTATTGAATATCGCATTTTCCATAAGTTCAACGGGTTTCATGGTTGGATGTAAATCATTGCAATTTGGTTTTGGTATTTCCCATGTGCTTTTTGTATGCAAGCCTTTCCCATGAAATTCATGTGTCCCCTTCTTTTTCCATCCATAAAGTATGGATTCATGTTTATAGTGATAATCACATCTTCCAAGCACATGATTATTCTTAACCCAAATGATAGTATGTTTCAAGGAAAGTGGAGATTGGCATATCGCTTGCATCATCATCATCATCAATTCTCCCACTTGTGGAGAACAAATATAATAAGATGACTTATCGGCCATAATATCAGCACATGTATTAAATACAGTTTTCCATAATTCAAACATTTCTGGAATATCAGCGTGGTCATTTTGTATTTCTTTTTGATTACGTTTGCCTTTATCGATTGTATTTAAAAAAGCATTCTTATCGGCATAACTCACCCCATAAGGAGGATCAGTGAACACCATATCAGCCTTTTCACCGTCCATAAGTTTTTCGACATCCTCTGGCTTTGTAGCATCACCGCATAGAACCCGATGATTTCCAAGCTGATACATATCACCCAATTTTATAGTAGTTTCATTTTTTGGCTCTGGGATAGCATCGTCATCTGTTAAACCTTCTGATAATGGCGAGAATTTCTCCAACTCCAAGTCAATATAAGGAATATCAACGATATCTCTGATCTCGTCTATTTCGAGATTGGCTTCTTCTACAAATAATTGCAGACCTGAATCATCGATTTCACCGTACATTGATGCGGCTAGAAGGATCTTTTCCTTTGCTTCTTTTTCGTCTTTAGCGTCTATGTATGCAACTGGAAATAGATTGTCTTTAAGCTCCCATCCATCGGCAATCATTATCTTGATAACCCGTAATCTCTGATGCGAATCTATTATCTTATTTTGCCCATCAGGTGATTTCCAAATGAATCCGGGAAAAGTAATCCCATATTTCTCAATAGACTTTCTGAGCTTGGCCGCCTTGTTCTTATGTAACGATTTCAACTCACCCTGAAATTCTACCAAATCATTGATATTAAGAAGGTCAGCTGCTTGGCACGTTATTTTGATTGTTTTATCCATATAATTTCTCCAGAAGTCTATATAATTTGGCATTGTCTTTTTCAAATTTTTGCAGTTCATTCAAAATTAATATCCTACATTCTTCAAATAGTTCGTCATCATAAGTCTTACCGACAATTTTTGTAGCAACTTTTCTCAATTTTCTTTCCAATATAATTCTAAAATAAAAGTTAAAAAGACATATGATGGATCGTTTTATTTTATCCATACAATTTATCCCTCAATCTATATAATCTGACTTAAATTCTACGTTAGATGACTTTACAACCTTTTTAAAAATATCTAAAAACTTTGGAACATATTTTTTTACTGTAATATTAGTCACAAATGGAAAATCAGAATCTTCTTTCTTAGACCTTATGACATCCATATCTTCTGATTCCATATCAATATTTACTTCAATTTTCTTTGTTTTTTCATCTTCTCTTATTGTAAAAATCATAATTATTCTCCTTTGTTATTTTTTAACTTTATATTTCAACGTAACTGCATCAACTGATTTCATTTTAAGCTTATCTAGCTCATCAAATAAAGCATTATAAACAGTTCCATTACGTTTTATATGTTCTGACAATACGTTTATTCTTTTGTCCTTTTCAACTATAACATTTTCAACATTGTTTTTCAAACTGTGCTTAATCTCAAAAAAGAATATCGCTCCTGATACCATGTAAGCAATAAAGCCTACTAATGCGCCTACTATTAGAAATGTTTTCAATGCTTTGAATCCGTCTTTTGTAAATTTTTTGATTTGTTCCTTCATTTTGTAATCTCCTTTGTTTTGTTATTTAAGTTTGTTTGTGCGGCCTCTAGCTCTGATGTTAATAATTTAATCATAGCATTCTTAGCTTCTAAACCTGGCTTAAAAATGAACTCACTAGAAATATATTCTGTATCACCTGCATCATATTGTATTCTTTTGTAGCCACTATATTGATTGTCTTTTTCAGATATAGAACCACTTCTCAATATGTATGCTATGCTATCTGATGTTACCTCAACCTTAAATATAACACATGGGTTCCATATTGTAGCCATATCATTCCTCCTTATCTAATTTCATATACCATTTAATTTTGTGAATAAAATCTTCAAGATTATCATACCAGAACACGAAATACCCACGATTGCTTAATCGTTCCATCATAATTTTTTGATCCCTATTTGGCTTGGCTCCGGGTCTTTTAGTTTCTGCGTATATACCATGATAATCTGTGTTAGCTTGTGCCACGAAAACGTCCGGAATGGATTT